TCTAATTACATCTTCTTCTTAGGTTTTTTCTTAGCTTTCTTCATAGACATAGCTGTAGCAGCTTGCTTTTTCATAGCTGGTGATTTTTTTGGTCTACCTCTCATAGAACCATATGTACCTTTACCCATTGGCATATCAATCTCCTTTTCTTTCTTTCCTTTGAGGTATTCAACCTCTTTACTTTTTGGATTTATTGCGTTTGCTAATTGCTCTAGCTTTCGCACGAGCATCCGCTTTACTGCTTGCACCCCACGCACGAAGGCTAAGTAGTAATCTCGTAGGCTTTCCCTTACTGTCACGTTCTGGTCCTTTCATATTGCCCATTCTTGCTAAAAAACTAGCGCGTCTTGGATTATCTCCAGACTTTACAGGACGTTTTAAATTAGCTCCTGTAGTGCGCTTGAAGTGCGCTCTACCAGCAGCGTTTAATCCACCTTTAGGATTCTGAAACCGTTTGGCTACCATCTACCTGTCTCATTCTCTCAACTAAACGTCTTGCTCTGTTTGGTACTTGTGTATACCACTTTGAATCTACCATTTCATCAGCAGCACCAGACCAGTCTCTTGCATCTACATTTGCTTTCATGCCCTTGAACTTAGATAGTCTTGGATAGCCCAGATTAAACATCATGTTAGCTACAATCAACTGTACTTCTTCTGGTAATTCTTTGAAGTCTTTGTAGAGTCTGTGACAATCTTCCATCGTAACAGTAATATCTAAATTAAAAGCAGACTGCACACGACTCTGTTCAATGACTGTGCCAACTTCCATGTTGCATTCTGGATCATCTTTGGTAATCAAGTGTCCAATACCAAATGTAGGCAAACCCAAATGGTCAAGATATATCTCGTATTTACAGCCCTCGTCTTCGGCTAACTGCTCTCGCAGTTTATCCACGTTCATTTTTCTTCTTGCCTTTTCTAAGTTTTTTAAAATCAGCACCTGTAATTTTATTTCTTGGTGATGCTACTCTGGCTATTTTCATTTGCTTTGGTGATAGTTTTTTACCTGGCATTATTTTCCCACTTTCTTCATTGCTTTTTTATGTGCTGCTGTAAAACTCAATCCTTTTTTCATATCCTTTTTCATAGCACTCATATGTTTTTTTGTATGATGTTTGCTGTGTCGTTTCAAGGTATCTTTTTGTCTTTTCGTAAGTGCCATTACTTTTTGTTTTTCCTTTTAAGCAACGATTGTAATGTTTTGGCTTGCCCAGCGTGTGAACGTGATGCTTTACGCAAGCCTGATGCTACCTTTTTGACCTTTGCTTTTTGCTGTTTTGTCATCATTTCTTTTTCGCCTTTTTCTTTTTACCACCTCGGATTAAATCGGCATCTGCCTTACGCGCTCCACCCTTGCCTGTTGCAAATGACCGAACTCTACCAGCCGCCCACTGATGTGCTGATACTTTGGGTCTACTACCAGCAGAATAATATGCACCTAATCCTCTTTGATATACCTTGCCTAATGTTGCTTTTGATATACCAGATGACTTAGAATACTTTGCTACAACGGCTGCCTTGCTCATCCTTTACTCCTTATCTTGCTGATTCTATCCATCATCGCTGGTGTGAGTTTACCTTGTCGATACAGTTTAGCAGTGCGTTTTATCTCTGCTTCTCGTGCCTTTGGATTCTTTGCGCCTCGTACATACTTCTTTGGTACACCGCCTTTTGTCTTTGGAACTTTGGGAAACTTTCTCATTTAGACACTCCCTTGTACTTTTCAAAACTGCGGAGTCCACCTAATCCCAACATACCAAGCAAAACAGTTGTTAGCGTTTCCATGTTGAAACTAGGTAACTCAGGAATCTGGATACCAGTAATTGAAACTGAGAACAAAATAATCGGAGCAAGGACAAAGTGGTACGCAAGCGCGATACCACAGACCCACCCGACAAAGGGTCTCCATCCAGCAACAAAGATGGAACGGTGTTGGGCTTCTTGCTTGTTGACTTCGACTTGTGCGAGTTGCGCTTGGTGGGCTTGTTTTTGGGCAAGCGTTGCGATTTCGTGGGCAAGGGCATTTTTTTGGTCTTTGTCTTCAATAAACTTATCCAATAATCCTGTAACTGGTCCTATCAATGCTTGTATCATATCTAATCCTCTGGGTAACAATGAGCCATTAATTTATAATATTCGTTATTATAGAAGGCTTGCCACATTGTCTCATCAATCAAATACTCACATTGGTCTAGAGTCATTGGTTGTTGCAACACAATTTGATTGCCTATGTATTGCCAATCCTGACCTGTGTTTCCCCACATGGAAATAACTAACACATAAGCTATCTCTACTGTGTGATGTATATCTATCATTTTTTACTCATCCATGCGCTTACACCCATGTATGCTCCTACGATACCACCGCCTGTAATATATAGCAAGTTTGACAGGTCAGTAAGCAATTTGATGCGTGTATCTGGTATAAAGGGTGCAAACATCAACAAGGTATAGATTGCCATAAAACATAACACGGCTGTTGCCATGCGTCTCTGTGCAGTAAGCTTACGAAGCTGTGCATTTTCTTTTCTGTCTTGCATCTCCATATCATGTAAACGCATTTCATCATCATCAACTATACCATCACCATCGGCATCTAAGTAACTGTATTTACTATCTTTTTCTAACTTTTTTTGTATCATTTCTAAGCCTTATTATGCCAAAGATAAAAAACAAAAAGAAAAAAACCAACAACCGTTAATACTAAAACTATTATAGCTATTGCCTCTGCAAAATGTTTACGTGCTTCTCTTTGAGCATAAAGAGTTTCTTGTCTTTGCTTTCTTATATCACGTTCCATCTTGATTAATTCTTGCCATGCCTGTGGACCACACATACTGCTAATTAATTTACGAAGTTCATCCCTCTGGTTTTCCAGTTGTTTTTTTTGTGTAAACAGTTCCATTGCTTCTTGTTCAACAGATTTACCATTAAATAATTTTTTAAATATGGGTGGGTTTTTTGCTTCATGGTGTGCGCGGTCAATATCCGAAACCGCAGACATCCATCGTGATAAGTCTTTTCCCATAGACTCAATATCTCTGCCTATGGAAACACCTCTTTTAAGTGCATTGAAAGCAGTACCAGCTATCGCTATTGCACTTACTGGGTCAACCATTACACTATCAGCGTAACAACCGTTACGGCTGCTCCTACCACTGCGATTGTTGACACCATCGTCAGACCTTCTAACCGCCACATACGCCTGTTCATATCCTCTAGTTTTTCAACTAAACCCCTATAACGTTCTTCGCAAATCATCTCATGTGCTGTTAATTTATCCATTTATTCACCAGTAAAAATAGCTTCATTAACATCTATTGCTAACCAAGATGGTTTGACAGGAAAAATAACATCCTCTGCATTTGAATAAGTTTGCGGAATATCTCTAAGTGTACGCCTAAATGTTTTTAGTTCTGTTTTTTGAGAATCTGTTAAATCATCCCAACGGTCGCCATTGGTAAAAATGTCAGACAAAACCAAAGCATAATCTCTCCAATGACGTATTTCTTCCCAATCTAAAGAAACAGATGTTTCTGTTATTGTGCCATCAAGAGCGATTTGTCTTTCAATATGTTTACATGGCATATTTTATTCTCCTGTGTACTGAGTACCAAGTCTAAAAAAAATGATTGGCATAGAATTTGAAAAAGTATCTGGAGTAAGAGAAGCAAAACTAGTTGGCAAAACATCTGCTACTGTAGATGTGTCGTTTAAAGCGTCATTATATATTATACCTCTGGGTTGAACGCTTGCTGTTCTACTAAAACCAGAGTCTTGAAAAAAACTTCCACCAGCACTCGTAGTTGCAAAATTAGACATCGTACTATGAGAATTGGTATTTGATGAATTGAAAACACCACACACCATATAATACCTTCCAGGTTTAATACCAGTTACAGTTGGAGTCAAAGTAACAATAGTGTTATTAGATGTACCAGTTGCACCAGATGCTCTTGAAACTAATTGACTTGGGTATCCAAATTTATTCATTGTATAAAGTCCAATATGAAATGTTTGTTCCTGAATAGTGCCTGAGAAACCAGTTCTAAAAACAAAACCATCAATATTCGTTGTCGTATCTGCATCCGTTCCAGGTATAGTAACAGGCAAACAATAAGCCTCTCTATGAGTAATAGTTTTGGCTGTTAAAAAACCTCCCTGTGGACTACCAGCAACTATATAATTACAATTAGTTGTACTGTCAGCAAAAGGGCGTTGATTTGCAACAGAATTAGTCCCTGTCGATATTGTTCCTCTTGCAACAATTTCATCGGATACAAAACCAGCACCATTGGTAGCATCTCCTGCTAGTTGCTCTCGTGTTGCAACAGTGCCTGTTTCATCAGGTAATGTCAAAGTAACATCTGCTGTAGAAGTCGGACCTATTAAAGTTACTTTATTTGTTCCGTTGTCACTATCCTCAAAAAACTCTATGAATCCTGCACTAGTAGAGCCATTTTTAAGCTGTAACCCAGTATTAACAATAGGAGTAGTAAGTGTTTTATTTGTAAGTGTATCTGTTGAGCTTGCTGTGATACCACCTATATCGGATAATACTTCAGACGTACTCCTACTTTCAAGTCCGTTAGCGGTAAATCGTGCATATTCATCGTCTGCTACAGAACTACTGTCTATCTTCACTGCATTAGTGTTACTAATTCCAAAAGTTAGACTTGCTTGTGCGCCTATGTCTGACAATACTTCAGAAGTGCTTCTGCTTTCTAATCCGTTTGCTGTAAATCTTGCATACTCATCATCAGCTACGGATGAGCTATCTATTTTAACAGCGTTAGTATTGCTAATTCCAAAAGTAAGTGAAGCTTGACCACCTATATCTGACAATACTTCACTAGCTGAACGTCCTTCTATAGCTGTACCATTTACACGCAAGAAGTCATCATCTACTACACCACTCGTAAACTTAGGTACATTTGTATTGGATATGCCTGTGTCTAACGTAGCAGCCGTGCCAAGTCCTAATGATGTTCTAACCGTAGCACCAGTTTCAAGCACAAAGTTAGACCCATCTCCTACAATAAATCCACCATCTGTTACCGCCAAACCAGCAACATCTTGTAGTTGTGCATCTAGTCTGGCATTTGCCACTGTACCTGATAGCTGAGAAGCATCGATTGTTTTGTTGGTTAAGGTTGATGTGCTATCAGCCGTAATAACCCCTAAGTCACTTACTACCTCTGATGCACTTCTACCTTCTATTACACTACCATCTACTTTCAGAAAGTCATTGTCAGCAACACCTGATGTAAACTTTGGTATGTTATTGTTTCCAACACCGACATTTAATGTTGCCACTGTGCCAAGACCTGAAAAATTACTTGCATCTAAATAAAAGCTACCTTGTTGACCATCCAGTAAGTCTGCATCTAATCCTGAT